GCTCGCAGCATTGAAGTCATCGACCGGCAAGCAATGGCCCATCTTGGCTTTCTTCCTGCCAATCATCGGCAATTTCTCGCGCACTACGCGGCCAAGAACAAGACCACGACGGAGGCCGTCCTTGCCGGCATCGTCCGCGATTGGGCAGTGAGGACCGCTGCATGAGCATCATCTCAAGCATTAGGAGGCCCCCTGTCGCGAAAGGAAAAGCAATCGTCAAGGCGTTCATGGCGAACAACATGATTGGCGAAGAGGATCTATTCCGATCCAAGTTCGCCCATCACGTCGCCAAACGTATGGAGCTGCTTGAGATCCTCAACAGCGCCGGCATGACACGCGCCGACATCGCAAGGCTAACCGGACACGATCCTAGCACCATCAGCTATTGGCTCAGCCCAGGATCAAGGGACCGCAGGAAAGAGCGTATGCGCATCTACAGGAGGGCGGCCGCATGAACGTTCACGTCCCTGATCAATCCCTCTGGGAAACGGAAACCCGGGCCGTTGTCGTCAACGCGAATCTCTGGGCCGCGCTGATCCGCTACGCCATCGCAGAGGGGATCAATCTGGAAACGGCGGTAAATGAATTCATTCGGGATGGGCTGGAGAGCGCGTGACCGCTGAAATGTTCCTTGATGGGAGAGTGACGCTGCATGCTGGCGATAGCCGGGATGTGCTCAAGACGCTTGCTGACTGCTCCATAGATTCGATCGTCTGCGACCCTCCTTACGCACTCGTGTCGATCGTCAAGCGGTTTGGCAAGGCCGGCAGCGCGCCCGTGAAGGTGCCGGAAGATGGTAGCGGCGCATATGCGCGCGCATCCGCCGGTTTCATGGGTAAGGCCTGGGATACTGGCGAAACGGCTTTCGCTGCCGGCTTCTGGGCAGAATGCCTGCGCGTCCTGAAACCCGGTGGTCACGTCGTCGCGTTCTCAGGGACGCGGACCTATCACCGGATGGCATGCGCGATCGAGGATGCGGGATTTGAGGTTCGTGACATGCTGTCATGGCTCTATGGTTCAGGATTTCCAAAATCGCATGATGTCAGCAAGGGGATTGACCGAGCGGCACCGCGAGCGGGAATGTTCGAACCGTTTGCGAAACATTATGCCGAGCGGCGTAAATCAACGAGCCTCACTCACAATGCAATTTGTGCGGCAGGCGGGTTCTTTGCGGAACATAATCACGGCGGCGCCTCTACGAATTGGGAAAAGGGCCACAACGTTCCGACCGTGGCGCAATGGGCCATTCTGCAGCCGTTGCTCAGGCTGTCCGACGAATGGTTGCCGCTGATTGAGCGCGTCGAAGCGGAGCGCGAAAAAATCGGAGAGCGCAAGAGTGGCGACCCGGTTGCGTGGTACGGCGAAGCGACGCGAGGCGACGGGCTTGTCGACATCACCGCGCCAGCAACCGCAGCCGCTCAGGAATGGCAAGGCTGGGGCACCGCTCTAAAGCCAGCCTGCGAACCAATCTGCTTTGGCCGAAAGCCGCTGATCGGCACCGTAGCGCAGAACGTCCTGCAGCACGGCACCGGGGCGATTAACATTGATGGGTGCCGGGTTGAAGCGCCGGAAGGTTTGACGAGCGGCGGACGGCCCTCTGGCGCAAACAATCCTTGCTTCATGAGTAAGGCTGAAGATCCTCGGACGGAGCGCGGAAGCGGACATGCGTCCGGCCGATGGCCCGCCAACATCATCCACGATGGCAGCGAAGAGGTAATAGCGGCGTTTCCGGATGCGACAAGCGGCGGTCGCAATATCGCTGCCGGTACCGTGGGCTCACCGGGCTGGCGAGAGGCTGAAGGCCGCGAAGGCTCAGTCGTGCGCACCTCGGATTATGCGCGCGATGGAGATGGCGGATCGGCCGCGCGGTTCTTCTACACCGCCAAGGCTGACGCCGACGATCGGCTCGGCTCCAAACACCCCACCGTTAAGCCTGTAGACCTCATGCAATGGCTCTGCCGCCTTGTAACGCCGAAGGGCGGAACGGTGCTCGATCCCTTCGCCGGTACCGGCACAACAGGTGAGGCGGCCTTCCGGGAAGGCTTCAAGGCCGTCCTGATCGAGCGCGAGGAAGAATACCAGGCGGACATCCGCCGACGCATGGCACTGGTCTTGGCCGGCCCCGATGAGCGCGCCCGCGAAAGCATCAAGGCAAAGACGAAAGATCAGCCAGTCGATCATGGGCCACTATTCGCAGGAGCAGCAGAATGACCCGCGCTCTCAAATTCGTCACGTTCCTCAAGATCGAAGATCATTTCCGCCTCGGCTGGATGGTCTCCTTCCCGAACGGCCCGATGCATCATCACCATTACGGAATCGAAATGAAATGGATCTGCGAATGCAAAATACCGGGGCAGACATGGTGAAAGCGCAGGACATTGCATTAGCTGCGGCTTCCCTCGTCAGCGGCGACCGCAACAAGTCCCATGGGGACGTTCTCGACAACCACGAGCGCATTGCCGAAGTCTGGAACGGAATCCTCCGCGCTGCTGGAAAGCCAACCGAGATGGCACTTGATGCTCATGACGTCGCCAATCTCATGGAGGGGCTGAAGATCGCGAGGCGCTATGCCGGCGGCTACAACCCGGACGATTACATCGACGGGTCCGGTTATTCGGCCGTTGCCGGCGAGATCAAATCGAGACTGCAGACGCGACGATAACCCCAGCATAGGAGCCAACATGGCAGAACCAGCACTGAAGATAGTCCAGAATATTCCGAACGATCTTGAATTGAGCGAGTCCGAGAAGCGGGCGTTGCTCCTCAACGGGCTGACCGAGATCGAAAAGCTAGTTGAGGAGAAAGACCGCGTTGTCGCGCTGATCCGCACCTCGCGTAAGCGGCTCGTCGCCCATGGCTTCAAGCCCAAGGTGATCGACTTCGCGCTACGGATTCGGAGGGACGAAGACGATTCCATGATCGAACAGCGCCGCGCTGAAATCGAAGTGGCGCGTTTCCTCAATCATCCGATCGGCACGCAACCCGAACTTCCCTTCAACATGGAAGATCGAACACCGGGCACGGAGAAGGCCAAGGCTGAGGGCGAGATTGCCGGCGCCGAAGGCCAGCAATGCAGCGCACCCTATGCGGCTGGCAGCCCGATGGAGCAAGCGTGGTTGGCCGGGTGGCACAACGGGCAAACCGTCCTCGCCAGCGCGTTCAAGAAGCTGGAGGCCAAGGCGGCGGCTGAGCCGGCGGAAGACGAAGAAGGCGACGAGGACTGAATGATCGTCGCGGGGCTGGACGTCGCTATAAAAACGGGCCTCGCCATCATGGATGGCGAGAAGCTGGTTCACGTCGAAGCATTCCGGGCGGCGCCTGTCGGCTCACCGCATGCAGACGTGTTTCACGGCTATCGTAATTGGCTGCGTGCGATGCTGGTCGCTCATGATGTAAAGCACGCTGCAATTGAGCAGCCCCTCCCAACAAATATGTCCTTCAAGCGGCCGGACGGGTCCGAAGAGACCTTCTCCAACATGAACACCTTCCTAGTTCTGTACGGGCTTCGCGCGCACACCCTCGAAATCTGTCGGGCTTTGAACATCCCGTGCGAAGAGGTCCATCAGGGCACGTGGCGGAAATCCTTTCTCGGTAACGGTAGGGCCGACAAGAAGGCCGCAATGGACCAATGCAAACAACTTCGCTGGAAAGTGCCGAATCAAGATGCGGCCGAAGCTTGCGGCGTTGCTTGGTGGCTTAACGGGCATCTGAGCCAACTCAAGATGTTTGCCGGTGCCGCATGATGTTCCTCAGACGTCCCGGGAACGGAAAGTTCTTTCCGAAAAAGGGCAAGTCCTTTCCCTCGCGAACGGGGCGTGAACGATGACCGCCTTCGAAGACTGGAAAGCCAAGGCCCAAGACGCCGATCTGCTGCAAGAGGCCATCCGCTATGGCGCCAAGCTGAAGCGGGCCGGCAGGGAATGGATAGGCCCATGCGTGGCATGCGGCGGCCGGGATCGTTTTTCGATCAACCCCAGCAAGGGCAAGTGGCACTGCCGGGGATATGGCGGCGGCGCCGATGCCATCGGGCTGGTCCAGCATGTCGCTGGGCTATCATTCAAAGAGGCTGTTGAGGCCATCACCGGAGAGCCGTGCCCCAGCGGCCCAGCGCGTCCCCTGAGCGAGGCAGAACGCGCGGAGCGCAACCGCCGCAGGATCGCCGCAGAAGACGCCCAGCGCGCCCGTGAGGCGCAGGAAACCATACAGAACCAGGACACGCTGGAATTCTGCGCCAAGATCGTCAGCGAGTGTGTGCCGGTCGCAGGTACGTTGGCGGAAAAGTATCTGCACCTATTCCATTTGCCGACGCCGCCGGATGGCTGGCCGGAATGCCTGATGTTTCATCCAGCGTTAAATTATCCCGGTAAGCGCAAGATGCCGGCGCTGGTCGCGCGCGTGGATGACGTCTCCGGCCAGATGACCGGGATCTGGCGCGAGTTTATCCGAGAGGACGGCCGCAAAGCGGATGTGGAATTCCAGAAGCTGGGATTGGGCCCCGTAGCTGGCGGCGCTGTCCGTATCGGTGGCATGGGCGAGCGCATTGGTTGTGCCGAGGGTGTCCGTACTGCGCTGGGGGCATGGGCACTGATCGGGTTCAAATATCCGGTCTGGTCGTGCCTGAGCACCGCTGGCCTGATCGGATTTGAGGCCCCGCTTGGGGTCGACCGCATCACGATCTATCCGGACTCCGATAGGCCGATCAAAAAGCATGGTGAAGAATACGTTCCCGCCATTCCTGCCGGGCGCAAGGCCGCGCATGCAATGCGCGACAGGCTTGTTAGTGAAGGCGTTGCTGTAACCATCGCGTCCGAACCTGCGGTGGGCAGGGATTACCTCGACGTGTGGCGAAGCCACGCCCAGGAAGTTGCATGATCCACGACAGTACGGCGAATGAAAAAGCTTTCATCGGCTGCCTGCTCCGCTCGCCGCACGAGTTTTGGCAGTGCAATGATATCGTGACGGCGGATCAATTCCAGATCGCGCACCACCGCGACATCTTCACGGCCATCCGGGATTTGTCCGAGCGCGGCCGGCAAGTGACCATCACCGCGCTGCAAACCAATCTGCCAGAGGAATATCCCGACGCCGGGCCTACCATCGCGGTCTTGATGGCGCTGAAGGAAAGCGCGGCAGAGGCGGGGAGTTCGACCGACTACGCGCCGTTCCTGGCTGAGCGGTCGGCAAGGAAGAAGTTTGACGCACTCGCCGACTGGATGAAGAAGGAGGCGCGCAATCCGGATAAGCAGGCCGAAGACCTCGCCGCAGAAACCGGACTACGGCTCAACGCCATCATGTCAGTGGCTTCGACCACCAAGCCGAAGGCGATCGGCGAGATCGCAACGCTCGTCACGCGCCAAGCCAACAGCGCGCAGATGGGAGAAGTGACGGACGGCATATCATCTGGTGTCTCGAGCCTTGATGAAATCCTTGGTCTGATTCTGCCCGGCGACCTCGGGTTCATCATCGCCAGTCAGGCGGACGGAAAATCCGCGCTCGCCGCCCAGATCGGGATGAACGCGGCACAAAAGCGGCCCGTTCTCTACGTCCAGATGGAGATGGCGCCGGAGCAGATGGGCGCCCGCGAGTTGGCAAAGCTGTCCGGCATGAGCGTCGCAGAAATCAATGAGGGCGCTTTCGACGCATTTCAATGGGAGCAACTGGTTCAAGCAGAAAGATTGCTCGCCGATGTCCCTTTTTACGTCCTCGACATGGAAGAGGCGACGGTAAGGCAGGTCAGGGCCCAATGTCTCTCGCTGCAACGCTCGTCCGGCCTTGGTCTCGTCATCATCGACCAGCTCGACAAGCTCAAGCCCGAGGGCAAGTACCGGGACCGCTTCGAAGCCTATAAGGAAGTCACCCGCGACTTAAAGCAAATGACCAAGGGTCTCGGCATCCCCGGCATTTGCCTCGCCCAGCGCACGCGCTCGGCCCAGCGCAGGGATGATCCTACACCGCATGTGCTGGACGCTGACATCCCGTCCATCGAACGCGACGCCGATTGGATCATAGGGCTGTGGCAGCGCGCCAACTTCCTACAGATGAACCGGCCCGATCACCGCGGCGGCGAGGAAGCCAAGGCGAACTGGGAGCAGGAAATCCACAAATGGCGCGGCGTGGCGGAGGCCATCACGCTGAAGCATCGGCGGCGCAAGGCGTTCCAGCAGTGCCGGATGACGTTTGAAGGCCGGATCATGAAATTTTCAGAAGCAAGATAGGAGCGGTACGATGACGAGAGATGAGGCGATCGAAAAGTTTTCGCACACCAGAATGCACATGTTCGGCGAGCGCCGGGC